ATATCTTTGAATGGAGCATTACGACCGGAGAGATCGGTCTTGACAATCCGTATCATACCTACCTTAAACGTCTGAATGTTAGGATGCAACTGGAAGCAAAGTCGAAAGTGACCTTTGAGATAGAATATGACTCTTCTGGAACGTGGGAGCATATCGCCGATTATTATGCTACCAGGATGCGCAGTTATGAGATACCGATCCGGGTTGCCAGAGCGGATCATCTGAAACTTAGGATATCCGGCAGAGGTTATTTTAGACTGTATTCCATCGCAAAAACATTAGAAGTAGGAAGTGGAGGGGATGAATCATGACAATAGATACACCGGGAGTAAATACAGAAAAGTATTCAAACGAGCAGAACATCCAGATATTAAAGGGTTATCTGTCTGAAATGGCAGATATCGTCAACATCTATCTGGCAAAGATCGAAGAGATCTCGGCGAAGGTGGATAGCATCGAAACAAAATTACAAGAAAGCGAGGGCAATTAGAATGGCGACAACGAAAGAATTACAGGATATCCTGAATAATATCAATGCAAACAGACCGGCTGATTATACAGGCAACGTCACGTCGGATGCCACTAAACAGTATCAGCAGAAATTGAATACACTGGAAGGAAATGCGCCGGCTGATTATCAGTCCAAGTACCAGGACAAGATCAGTGAGGTCATGGATAAGATCAATAATCGGAAAGATTTTAATTACGACTTTAACGCGGATCCACTCTATCAGAACTATAAGGACCAGTACACAAAATTAGGAAATGAGGCGGCACAGAATGCAGCAGCAAGTGTATCTGCCTTGACAGGGGGCTATGGTAATTCCTATGCGGCCACGGCGGCATCACAGGCAAATCAGCAGTATCTGACACAGTTAAACAATGTGATTCCGGAACTTTATAATGCGGCACTGAACCGATACAAGATGGAATCAGATGATCTGTATAATCAGTTCTCTATGCTGGGGACGCAGGAGGACAGAGAGTATGGAAAGTATAGAGACAGTGTCAGTGACTATCAGGCGGACAGAAGTTATTATGCAAACCAACTGGCAAACTCCCAGAACAACGATCAGTGGAACAATACCTTTAATTATAACAGGTATAGAGACACCGTCAGTGATTGGGAGAACAACCGCAATTACTATACAGACCTGTATAACAATTCTGTATCAAACGATCAGTGGCAGGCGGAGTTTGATTACCAGAAGCAGAGAGATGCAGTGTCCGATCAGCAGTGGGCGGCAGAATATGCATTGTCACAGGCGGCACAACAGGCAAGTGCAAGAAGTTCGGGATCCGGACGGAGTTCAGGATCATCGGGAAGTAGCAGCGTAAAGACTAATTATGTCAATGGTGGAAAAGCATTATCCACAGACCAGTTGAACTTCCTGACCCAGGCGGCATATAACAATGCTACCGCAGAAGGAAGCGACAGTGTAGATGCCGTCAGGGCACAGGCAGGCAAAGCATATAACGAAGGCAAACTGAATGCAAGCCAGTTAAACGCACTTCTGGATAATATCGATTATTACATGTGGATCAAGGCGCAGCAAGATACACAAAAGACACAGGCAGGACGAGCACGCAGAAGCGGTAAATAAGGGAGAAGAACATGGCAAAAAGAAAAACGTTTGACGAAATCTTACAGGAGCGCTACGGATCAAGTGAGGATGAAAGCACCGGAGTAAATGATAGATCCTATGATGATATCATGCTCGAGCGCAGATTGAGTGGAAAGGAATCTGATAAATGGACTTCGGATATGACGAAAGCCTTTAATCAGGGCAACAGATACTCCAAGCAGGCATATGAAGGGGCCGTGGAGATTGCTAAGAACAGCAGAAGAGTAAAAACCGGCGCAGAGCGTTATGGCTTGTTCTCCGGTGGAAATGAGGAACTGAATAAGGGGATCCTGCATAAGGCATCCAATTATATCAAGTCTAAAATCGATGACGGAAAAAGTGAGATCACAGAGGAAGAAAGTCTGAAACATGCAAGTAATGTGCTTGCCGGAGTATCAGAGGACAACCAGGCACTTTTGAAAAAGTATGTGGACGCACAGGATTCCAGTAAGAGCACTCCGTTTATGTATCTGATGAATACGGATTCGCCGGTCATGCAGAAACAGCAGATGAAGGACAGTGAGACCATGGACGCGGTAAAGAAGCAGTTCATGGAGAATACCGGTGTTGATGAAAAGACCTTTAATAAGATGGTCGCCAATTATGGATATACATACCATGCCGACGAGAACGAAAAACAGAAAAAAAAGTTGCAGCAGTCATCAGGAGCAACAAAAGCACTTGCCAGTGCCGTAGATGTCTTAGCGTCTCCGGTAACTGGTTTTGTAGCATTGGCGGGTACCGGAAAGAACCAGGTAGACCCGGAACTGGGAAGGGATAAACACACAGTCTATTCTTCACTGAAAGATTTTTCAGAGAACACGGAAGAGGCTGTGTTAAACGATGCAGAAAAGATCGATAATAAGGCACTGCGTACCGCGGCAAAGGGGGCATACGAAATCGGCATGGCGACCGGAAAGAGTGCAATGAGCATGATGACCGGTAGTGAGGCGGCAAGTGCGCTGGGGCTGACCGGAAAGAGTGCAAGAGCCGTGGCAAATCTGGTATCACTGCCGCAGTTTGGCGCGTCATCTTATGTATCTACACTGGAAGAGGCACAGGAAAGAGGACTTGATACAAAGGACGCTTACCGGACTGCACTTGTCGCAGGTGGAGCAGAGATGGCGACCGAGGTTATCTCACTGGAAGGCATCTGGGATATTTTAGAGAGCAAAGGAAAAGTTGCTGCAAAGACTGCGATCGGAAATGTATTGAAGCAGAGTTTCTTTGAGGGATCCGAGGAAGTGGCAAATGATCTTATCAATGAGATTGCGGATGGATTGATCAATGGGGACAAGAGTAAGTACGTCCAATCCGTCCGGTATTATATGTCAGACCAGTATGCAAAGGAAAACGGACTGGATGCACCACTGTCAGAGGTAGAGGCTAAGAAAAAAGCCAATATTGACTTTGCAAAGAGTACAGCGATAGATGGTTTCCTTGGTGCGGCCAGTGGTGGACTGATGGGTGGTGCGGCAACGGCGATCAATGCCTATGCCAATACAAAAGGCGGTCAGTATTTGAGTGGCAACGAGCAGATCCGGGATGATATTGTACTGAACAAGGATTCAGAAAATTATATCTCTGATGACAGAGCAGATTATGACAGCGAGGAAGACTACCAGAAAGCCCAGTCTGCCATTGAGCAGTTGATTGATGACTCCGGCGAGAAGATTTCCGGTAAAGAGGCTAGAAGTCTGTATCAGAATGTGGCAGAGGCTATCGGAAGTCAGAACTCAAACCGGGCAGAGGCAAGAGTGCAGCGTGAGGTAGAGACAATCGAGAGCGCACAGACCCCGGATGAACTCGTGAGAGCCACAGAGAGCGTGAAGAATGATGTTCCAGAAGTGCAGCAGGCTATCGACAATACAAAGGCTAGAATGGTCGCACAGGGAGCGACACAGGCAGACTTTGACAATGTAGTTACACCTACCAGAGCATACGAGATGGCAAAAAGAGGACAGGTTTCTGAAAGTGATCTTGCATCCATGTCTACCGATGCAAGACGTGCGGCAGAAGCAGGAATTTCAGAGAGTGTAAGTGCGGATATTAAGAACGTGACAAAATTTGATGCGTCTACCGTCCTTGTAAAGGAAAATGGCAAGGCAAAGCAGACCAACATCACAGGAGAAGTCACCAAGAGCGGAGATCAGTATTATCTGACGACCAAGAAGGGAGCAAAGGTCGAACTGTCAGAGGATATTTTAAGTGGAACGACCAAAGCAAACGGAGATAATACAAAGGGAAAACTTCTCATGTATGGTAATAGCCATGCAGCAGGCATTATTTCATTGGAAGACCCGGAACTCATGACGATTGCCTTGCAGACCAAGATCAATCAGCCAAGCGTACCGTCCACAAGTATTGTAAAGGCTGTGAAAACCTTTAATACATTAGGGCGTAGTGGGGTGTCCTTTGAATCTATTGTAAACGATAAAAAGCAGAAGTTTATGGTTGATGCGATCGGGGAAAAGGTACTGCGACAGGCATATGATCTGGGAGCAAAAGAAGGTGCGCTGGATGAAGAGAAGATGGCAAACCCTACCACGAAAAAAGGAAATGGTAAGGTTTCTTTTGCGAGCCGGGAAGCAGAGGGCGCATATGAAAAACTGGATCATGCAAATAAGACTTTTTTGGATAAGTTTGCTGAAAAGACAGGAGTAGATTTTGAAATCTTTACCGATGATGCGGATGCAGAGGGAACGGTCAGAGGACAGTATGTGCCGGAAGAAGGAAAGATCCGTCTGAATGTGGCAGAAGATACAGATATCTTAGAAGTTGCCATGCATGAAGGTATAGGCGAGTTCTTAAAGGCACATAATGCCAAAGGCTATGCAGAGATCACAGAGACGATTTTAGATTACTATGCAGAGAATAATGCGGATGCATTGGCAAAGCGTATTGAGGACTACAAGAGAGCCTACAGCGATGAGGAAGGAAAGTCTACCAGAGGAAGTGCAGATGAACTTGTAAACGATGTGCTGGCAGAAATCTTTTCGGATGATGCCGGTATTGAGAAACTGGGAACATGGCTTTTTGATAATGGTAAGGAAAAAGAAGCAAAGACGATCAAGGACGTGCTGATTGATTTTATCAACCAGATGAAGTCATGGATTGCAGACATCAAGGCGCAGGGTGGACTTTCTGCTGCGGAGCGCAGCAAACTTTCCATGACCGAAAAGGATATGGATGCATTGCAGAATAGGATCCTAAAGGCAATGGATGAGGCTATTGCGAACAGGGATAGCAGAGCCGAGGGCGAGACTGCGGAGCAGAGCATTAGAAATTCTGTGAAGGTTGATGACAATGGAAAGCAGTATGTCGAGATCGACGAGGATATTATCAAGGGTATTACTGGAAGTAAAAATATCAAGTCTGCTGTGCGTGCCTATATAAAGGAAAATTATCCTTCGATTGATATGATGGGATTTAAGTTAGGGGTAAATGCAAAATCGAGAAATGAATTTGTAAACTCCAAGACATCGCAGTATATGCAAAACAAATTAAAGAGATTTTTTATAGACAAAATGCGTATGGCAGGAAATCTGGAAGAAATTGTAAATGTAGGAGACGGATATACATGGGAAGATATCAAGCATTCCAGAAAAGACAAACTAATTGGCTTCGTCAGAGGAAATGTGCAAATTAGGGTAGGAAGCAATGATTATATTGCAGATATTGTATTGGCTGATGATAAGACCAAAGGATTGATATTCTACGATATTGTAAACATGAAGTCTACAGCAATAAAAGAAGCACCTACAGAGCGTACACATGAAAATCATGCGGCTCAGGTCGCAGGTGCTTCTACAGATAGTATATCCCAAAATGAAAAAAATGCAACCAGAAAATCTGTAAAAGTGGATTCTGACGGAAGAAAATTATCAGAGGGGCAGCAAGAATATTTTAAAAATACAAAGGTTTTAGACGACAACGGAAACCTTATGGTGGTATATCATGGATCCCCGAGCAAGTTTAATGTATTTGATGCTGAAAGGATTGGCACACGCGCATCAGCGGAGGGATATGGGTTCTATTTTACGGATAGTCGGGAAAAGGCAGAAGGATATCATGAAAAAGATGGAAATCTGATGAAAGGATATCTTGACATCCAAAAGCCGTTATCACTGGACGAAGTAACCATTAAAAGATCAGAGGTAAAGAAGTTATTAGAGAACATTGATCCGACAGGGGATGATGTCCTGTCTAATTATGATGCGAGTGGAGTTGGCTACCCATCTAGGGCATGGTATAACAATGCGATGCGTGATGCGCTTGATATGATCATGGAGAATGAAAACGACGCTGACATTATCGCGGAAATTGCAAATAATTATGGCTCAATGGATGTAGTGTCAGAAGTACGGAAAGTTCTTGGGTATGACGGATATATGGCGCCGGATAAGTACGAAAATGGAAAGGTGTATGTCGCGTTTGAAAGCAATCAGTTTAAGAATATCGACAATGAAAGTCCGACCAGTAATGAGGATGTCAGATATTCCAGAAAGGTAGATGACCAGGGAAATAAACTGACCGAGGAACAGCAGGAATATTTCAAGGAGTCTAAGGTACGGAATGAGGATGGAAATCTTCTTGTTATGTATCACGGAACACCGAATAATGATTTTTATATTTTTGACGCTAAGAAATCCAAAGGAACTAATTTATATGGTCGTGGATTTTATTTTGCTTATGATAATAGCACATCCAGTTACTATGATGGAGAAAACGGAAGAATACTGGAATGCTATTTGAATATTACAAATCCTGTGGATGTAAATGCTGGAAGAACCATATCAGATACAGAATTGCATGATATGGTATCAGCGGTTGCGGATGAATATGGAATCGAAGATTACGGTTATTATGCTGCGGTAGATAGTGTGACAGAGGATCTAGCAAAAAAGGAAAGTGACTTTGCAATCTTGCAGGATCTCAATGCTACATGTGTAGGAGATTTTACGGAAATGCTAAAATTTCTGAATGATGAAGTAGGAACAAGTTACGATGGCATTATTGCGCGAGATCAAGTAGTCGCATTTTACCCAAATCAGATAAAAAAGATAGATAACCGGAATCCAACAGAAAAGGCAGATATCCGTTATTCCAGAAAAGTAGAAGATGCGCGTAAGTCCATTAAAGAGTATGGCATTGTAAGCCCATATCACGATACACTTAATGAGGCAAACGTAGTCTCTGCTATCATGGGAAGAATGAATGAAGCCTTGGATGGAGTGAGTGTTGATCTTAATGGTGTTATGGATGTGACTAAGAGTATCATAAAGAAATACGATGCGAACATCAGCACAAACGACCTGGCAGGAGCAATCTGGCAGACGTTCAACTACATGAACAATAACCAGATGGAGACAGACTATCAGGGAATGATGGACTACCTGTTAAATATCGGTGATGAGGTCATTACGACGTCGCAATTAAAAGATGCGGATCAGCAGGCAGTATATGACGAGGTCAGAAAGCAACTGCGTACACATGCTATCCATTTAACAAAAGCCGACCGCGCCGAACTCGTTCATAGATACGGATCATGGAATGAGGCTTTTGGAGCAATCCAGCAAGCAGGAATCAAGTTAGATAATAATGGTATTAGGATAGATTCTGCATACGGAGATATCCGAAATGAGATCATGAAAATATCCGGTGTGCAGATGTCAGAAGAGACAACGGCGGCAGATCAGATCGCTAGCATTATTGATACGGTATCATCACTTGAACCGGAGGTAAGCACCTTTGAGGGCGCAAATGACCTGGATAAAAGTCTGATGGTAGCATCTGATATTATTGATGAATACTACACGCGCGCAGTAAAGGAAATGAGCAACAATATTGTCGAGAGTACGGATACCGGGAAAAAGGCAGTCAAGGAAGCGGTAGACAAACAGACCGAGAAGTTAAGAAAGGAGATGCAGCAGTATAAGAAAACAATCAGAGCATCTTATCAGGACCAGGTAACTAGGTATAAGACGGAACTGGAGAGGACGCAAAAAGATTTGCGCGCCGTACAGAATAATCTGAAGAACTGGAAGCCAATACCGGAAACGCAAATCTTAAATCAGGCAGAACTGGATGCAAAGGCAGAGCAGATGGCCACAAAGGCACTGACAGATTATAAGATGGCGCAGGAACGGAGTAAACAGATAGATAACATCAAGAGAACCGGACACCGCATGATCCGGTGGCTGGATGCGCCGACGGATAAACAGCATGTTCCGGAGTTTTTGCAAAGACCACTATCTGAATTTTTGAGCAGTGTTGACTTTCTGCCGTTAAGAGCAAAGGAAACATCTAAGAATACCTTAGACTGGAGGCATCAGATGATGGTATTAAAGGATGTGATCACAAGACTGAAAGAGAGTGACCCGGAGATAGATAGTGACGGCTATGCACTATCACAGGTTCTTGTTGTGGATGAATTGGTAGAAAAGATGCAGAATATCCTTGACAATAATCAGGATGTGAATATGAAGGTATCGAAACTTCCGGCAGGAGATCTGAAGGAGATGTCAGAGGTGCTAAGTTCACTTAGTGCTGCCATTAACCATATGAACACGACATATGCAAATAGCAGATATGCCGGCATTGGAGATCTTGCAAGAGCATCCATCAATGAAATGCAGGAGAGAAAACCAACCAAGACAGAAAGAACAAAGGTTGGTAACGCGGCATTTAAATTCTTTAATTTGGATGAGATCGAACCGCTGACCTTTTTCGAGGGATTGGGATCTGCATCTGCAAGTGTTTATGAAGAATTACGCCACGGATTTGACATCAGAACCAATCATATCCGGGAGACGGCAGATTTCTTTGAAAATAAGAAAAAGGAACTGGGGATCTCCGATAAGGAAATGGCAGAGTGGGGAAAAGAGAAACACGAGTTTCATTTTCCGGGTGGAGATATTACCATGACAACGCCACAGATCATGTCCTTGTTAGAGACGGTCAACAGAAAGCAGGGCAAGCCTCATGTGGAAGCCGGAGGTATAAAAATAGCAGATACAGAGGTAAAGGTAGGAAAGGTCAAAAAGATCGTGCATATGACAAAGGCGGTACATATTGACGAGGCACAGTATGACACGATCATTTCTGAACTGACACCAAAGCAGAGAGCGATGGCAAACGAATTGCAGCACTATATGGCTACAGAGTGTGCGGACTGGGGTAACCGGGTATCAAGAGAAATGTATGGATACAAGAAGTTCACGGAAAAGGACTACTTCCCATTAAGGACGGATTCAACAACCAGAGAAACAAAGCCAAGTGATGACCAGGCACCGTCCTACTATACCATCAAGAACAGGTCATTTACGAAGCAGATCACACCGCATGCCGCAAATGCCGTTGTGATCGATGACATCTTTGATGTGTTTACCAGACATGTCGTACAGATGGCAGAGTATGACGGATATACTATGCCGATTGCGGATGCCATGCGATGGTACAATTATCAGGAAAAAGAAATCAACACGATAAGAAATCAGGATCTGTTGGGAGAAATTGCGGGAGATACCACGAATGCAAGGAATGAGATCAAGAACAGTGTGAAGCAGAATATGGATCGCGTCCTTGGAAAGAATGCTGGAGCATATTTCCAACAGTTCATTAAAGACATCAATGGAGATTATGCAGGTACCGGCGGTACACCAGATCTGTCAACATACCTGATGTCATCATTTAAGGCACAGGCGGTAGGTGCAAACATAAGAGTAATTGTGCAACAGCCGACAGCCATTGTACGTGCGGCAGATCGGATTGAAGCCAAGTATTTATTGCAGGCGCAGACATCCCTGCCAAAAGCAGTAGAGTATGCGAAAAAGTCGCAGGATAACTCTGCTATATCCTATTGGAAAGCGCAGGGATATTATGAAACACTCATAGGTAAGTCCTTGAAGCAGATCATTACCGGAGAGGGAACGGTAAAGGAAAAAATTACAGATGCCATGGGAAAAGGTGCCGGAATTGCAGATGACCTGACATGGGGTGTCATGTATCGTGCAGCAGAACTAAAGGTCAAGGATCAAAAACCGAATCTGAAATATGATTCAGAAGAATTTACCAAAAAGACGGTAGAGATCTTCGAGGACATCATCGATCATACCCAGGTAGTTGATACGATTTTTCATAAGTCACAATGGATGAGAAATCAAGGGCTGGGATATAGAGCAACATCTGCATTTATGGCAGAGCCGACAAAGACCTATAACATGTTTTACCGGGCATATCAGGATTGCTTGAGAAGTGGTAACAAAAAAGAGATGGTAGACCATGCCGGAAGAACAGCAATGATCTTTCTTGTGGAGCAGGCGCTCAATGCAGCAGTTACAGGATTTATTGACGCATGGCGAGATGATGACAAGGACGAGGGTATTATAGGTTTCTTGCAGAGTGAGGCAGATCATACTAAGGAGAATTTCTTTGGAAATCTCTATGTGTGGAACCTGTTTCCGGTCATAAAGGAAGTACAGAACTTTATAGATGGGTATGATGCAACAGAATATACGACCGAAGGACTTGCAACAGCAGTTGATACTATCAGCGAATTGTATAAGGTTGTCATAGGACAGAGCAATAAGACATTTTATGGTGTGTCCTATCTGATCGCTCAGGGAATATCACAGTTAAGCGGTATCCCTATATCAAGCGCATTGCGCGAGGTGAAATCGTTATATAATACCTTAAACGGTATCTGGGGTGGTACGGATTGGTATAAATCAAAGACTACACAGCAATCCGCAGAGAAAAGGAAAAGGCAGACAAACCTAAACAATGCTATCCAGAAGAAAGATCTTGAAGATAGCAAGAATGCCATGAATGAGATATATCAGAATGCGTACGACAATGGCATTGCAAATGGAAAAAGCGAGAATGAGGCAGAGAGTGATGCGTGGTCTAGTGTCAGAAGCGCTTTAAAGAAATCGTACCAGGAGCAGGAAGACAGATCCACGGCAACGATCAACCGCTATGTAACACTCATGCGAAAGACAAAGAAAAAGGTCAGTGGTAAGAATGAATTTAAAGCCGTAACGGAAAAAGATGCAAGGGACACGGTCAAAGGTTGGTAGAAGAAAGAATCCAGAGTAAAATCTGGGTTCTTTTTTTGTGCCTCGGGGGAGAAAACACGATAACAGCATGAGAAAATATATATAGAGAAATTACGAAAGGAGTACATATGTTACGGAAATTAAAAGCAGTAGACTACCTGGCAATAGATGTTGCGTCTCATAAGAAACTTTCGATCTGTGTCATTAAAAATGATACTGTCGGACGTACTATTGTCTGCTCCGTTATGTCGCAGGGAAAGTCCGTCGATTTTACAGACTTGTTGTTTGCGGAAATATTCATTAAGAAGCCGGATGGAAATGAAGCAGATCAGGGATGCATTATTGATGGAAATACCATTGCATACACCTTGAGAAGTTCAGATATTGCGGTTGTCGGAACAAATGTGGCGCAGTTCTTTTTGACATTTAAGGACGGAACCACACTCACGACACCAACATTTGATATTGAGGTCCATGAAGCGGTCTTATCGCAGAACGCACAGAAATCTTTTAATGAATATACTTCACTGACCCAGCAGATCGTCCTGGCAACAGAGAAAGCGGAGGACGCGGCAGAATCCGCAAAGAATGCGGAGACATCCAACCAAAACGCACAGAAGGCATTGACCAGTGTAGAGACGGCAGAGCAGAACGTGATGCGTATGCAGGAGGATGTGACGGCATCGGAAAGCCATGCAAAGGAAAGTGAAGTCAATGCCAAGGCAAGTGAGGAGCAGGCTAAAATCTATGCCGATCATGCAGCAGAATCTGAAACCAATGCCAAACAATATGAGCAGAGTGTAGTTGCTAAGGCGACGGATATTCTGAATGCAGAGAGCCATGCCAAGGAGTATGCCAACAGCGCGGAACAGTCTGCAAATACGGCATCTGAAAAGGCACAGGCGGCTACGCTATCGGCAGAGGCTAGTTTGGCATCCGAGACAAAGGCGAAAGAGTCCGCGGATCAGGCAAATACATCTGAAACCAATGCATCAACGTATGCCGACAGTGCGCGCTCCAGTTCCCAAGCATCCGCTCTATCCGAAGCCAATGCAGGCAAATCAGAAAAGAATGCAAAGGCATCGGAGAACAATGCGAAAACATCTGAAACCAATGCGAAAGCGTCAGAACAGGCGGCAGCGAAATCCAAGGATAGCGCCAAGTTATCCGCCGATCATGCAGCAGTATCAGAAACGAATGCAAAAAATAGTGAATTGTCTTCGGCAGAGTCAGCAGACAATGCACAGAATAGTGAAACCTCTGCTAGTGCATCTGCACTTGTGGCAAAGCAGTCGGAAACGAATGCCGAGACCTTTAAGACCAATGCATCCAATAGTGCATCAGCGGCCGCAACAAGTGAAACCAATGCCAAGGCAAGTGAACAGAATGCAAGCGCATATCTTGCGAGTGCAAAAACCTACGCGTCATCAGCAAGCACCAATGCCGACAAGGCAAGCAATAGTGCCACGAACGCTAAGGAAAGCGAAACGAATGCAGGTACATTTGCAACCAGTGCAAAAGAATCGGAATCAAACGCAAGTACATATGCGGCTACTGCAAAGTCCGATTCGGACAAGGCTCAAAATTATATGAGTTTGGCAGAGACTTTTTATAAAAAGTGCGAGGAAATTTCAAAGGGACTGGGAGGATCATTACTTCCGATGGGAACCATTACTTTTGCGGGACTAGATACAGCATCGCAAGTTGCCGGATATATGTATAACATTTCCGAGGATTTTACGACAGACAGTAGATTTAAGGATGGAAGTGATATTTCCTATCCTAAAGGGACAAACGTGTATTACACATCCGATGGCTTTTGGGATTGTCTTGCTGGATCCAATGTTACCGGTGTGAAGGGAGAAAACGAGGAGTTTTACCGTAATGGAAATGTCAATATCACGAAAGAAAATGTAGGACTGGGAAACGTACCAAATGTGTCAACGAATAAGCAGACTCCAACCTTTGAAACAGCAAATACGCGCGAAAATATAGAAAGCGGAGAAACACTGGAAACGATCCTAGGTAAACTGGCCAGATTGTATGAGGATTTGGTAACAATAGCATTTTCCGGTGAGTATGGAGATTTAACCGGAAAGCCAACGATACCGACCAAGGTTAGCCAGTTGACAAATGATTCCGGCTATAAAACCACTGATACCAATACCTGGAAAGCAAATTCGTCATCCAGTGAGGGATATGTAGCATCCGGGAAAAATCAAGTAAATAAAGTCTGGAAAACAGATGCAAATGGTAACCCGGCTTGGAGAGCAGAACAGACCATAAGCCTAGCGACTACGTCCGCAAATGGTTTGATGAGTAAAGAAGACAAAATAGAACTTGAAAAATGCGGATATCCGCACTAATGAAAGGAGAACCAATATGGCATACAAAAAAGTAGGATGGAAAGATTATCCGGATACAACAACACCGGTCAATGCAACTAACCTAAATCAAATGGATGAAGGGCTTGCAGCGGTCGATCAGGAACTGACGACGCAGAAAGAAAATGCTACAGATATGCAGGATACGATAGACCAATTAAATACAGGTTTATCTGAACTAAACATAAAGATGGAATCGGTCAGATCTCATGTTGGTATGATTATTCAATCAACCACTCTTGACACCGAAGCCAAGGTAATTGCCATCTACGGCGGTACTTCCTGGACGAAGATTGAGGGACGGTTCTTGCTCGGAACTTCACCTTCCTATGCCGTCAATGCTACTGGAGGTGAAGCAACACATAAATTGACGACCCCTGAAATGCCATCACATAGCCATGGGTTAAATAACCATACCCACATCATCCCCGCATTGAGCGGAACAACAAACACTGCCGGCAGTCACACACATAATAGCAAGGATTATTGGGTGGCTAATAGTGGTAAGGGCACTGCTGGTTATTGTGGCGGTTCAGGAACCAGTGCGGTTTTAGGTGATTTGAATGACATAATGTATGCCAGTGGGTCACATAGTCATACGGTAACTACGGAATCAAATACGACCAGTGGAAATAGTGGCAGTACCGCAACGACCGGAAGTGGAACCGCACACAACAATATGCCGCCGTATAAAGCAGTATATATCTGGGAAAGAACTGCATAACTAAAATGTTAAACTAGGAAAGTCCCCATAAAATAGCAAGCATTCAAGTGATAATGAATTACCGCTAGAATTATTTGAGATAGTTAAAACATTACCACTAGAATTGTATGAAACACTTGTCCCTTGTTCCACGATACTTTTACCTGCTAGTCCATTAGAATATGCGCAGTATTGCCATACTGAAAATAATTGTGATATTGCTCCATTAAATACAATAAATCCAGCAGAGTTATATGGAACAGTTATTTTAATAGTAGATTTAGGTTTAGCAATAGCAATTTGCTTATAACTTAATTTCCCATCCATCTTTATGTTTAGTTCAGATAAACCTGTATTTAAACTAACAAAAAAGTGGATGAAAAAAGTGGGTGCCGGGGGAGAAAAAACCATATATACATGAGACAATATTTATATAGATTACGAAAGGAGAAACCATGGCAGAGGAATTAACAGCAAGAGTGTCTGTCTTGGAAGAAAAGATCAAGGTCTCTAACCGCCGCATTGATGATCTGGAAGATAAAACAGATCGTATTGAAAAGTTGACTTTATCAGTTCAAAAACTGGCTATGTCGGTTGAGCAGATGGCAAAGGAGCAGATCGACTATCGTGCCAAGCAGGATCAGATCGCAAATAAACTGATCGAGTTGGAGCAGGCACCGGCAAAGGACAAGGCTAAAAAGGTAGACAGTATCCTTACATATGTAATGCAACTGGTCGTAGCCGCTTTCGTTGGTGCAGTTCTAGCATATATTGGAATAAGCGGATGAGAAAGGAGTGAGGAACATGAAGAATTGTGTATTTAAAGCGTCTGTGAATACAAAGCAGTGGCTTGTTGCAGCAGGAGTAAGAGCGACCAAGACCATGGCGCAGACGGCGCTTGCGCTTTTACCGGCGGCGGCAACTATTTCACAAGTTGATTGGAAAACAGTAGTCGGTACAGCGGCTTTAGCAGGTATTGTATCGATTTTAACGTCGATCGTTGGCATCCCGGAAGTAACATGTAATGAAAATAAATGAACAGGAGGAAAAAAAGAATGAGAATTAACGTTCATGCCGGTCATAACCCGGAAGGTAAAATTGCTTGTGGAGCAAGAGGAATTTTAGATGAATCCAGAGAAGATCGCATCATCAAAAACAAGGTGATCCAGTTACTCCGTGCAGCAGGACATGAGGTCTTTGATTGTACGGTTGACGATGGAACAAGCCAGAGCGATGTATTGAGAAGAATTGTAGAGAAAAGCAATTCCCACGATGCTGATCTTGATGTCAGCATCCATTTGAATAGCGGCAGAAACGACTATGTCGGAGACGGTTCTATTGGTGGTACGGAGGTTTTTGTTTTCAACATTTCAGAAAAGAACAAGACTGCTATTGCCTACGGTAAGGCTATTGTGGAAAAGATCGGAGATATCGGTTTCCGCATCCGTGATGATGCTATTCCGGATCATATTAAGACAGACTCACAGTTGTATGTTCTTAGAAATACGAAAGCACCTGCCGTTCTGGTAGAATGTTGCTTTGTTGATGACAAGGACGATGCAGATCTTTACAATGCGGATAAGATGGCACAGGCTATCGCAGACGGTATTATTTCACTTGCCGGCTCGTCAGCACCGGTACAGACACCAGAGGTAACACCGACACCAGTGCCAGCACAGACAGGACACAATGTAAGTGATACCGTTTCGTTCAACAAAATCTACAGTACAGCAGATTCAACCACACCGCTCAATCCCAGAGTGAAATCCGGTAAAATTACAAAGATCCTTGCAGGAAGAGCAAATCCATATCTGATCAACGGCGGTACCGGATGGGTCAATGACGGATGCATCACCGGTGGCGGATCAGTTGCTCCGGCGGCTCCAGCGGTAAATTACTACCCGGCATATACCGGCGGTAGTAACTCAATCACAGAGGCGTTGAAGTCGCTTGGCGTGGATTATTCAATGGCACACCGTCAGAAGATCGCATCTGCCAATGGTATCGGTGGTTATGCAGGAACTTACACTCAGAACGTCACAATGCTGACACTGTTAAAACAGGGCAGATTGATTTCTGCTTAATACATAAGAAAAAGCAATGCAGAGGAAACCATAACTTTTTAATTTAAAGAGGACATTTATGGATAGAAGCCTACTGGTGCGCTTTTGGAATTGTGGAGACGATCAGATCATCCAATTTGCAGTTCAAAGAGCGCACTTAAACAGGCACGAAAGAGAAGTATTGCATCTTATGCTTGATGAATGTAAAACACAAGAAGAAACAGCAGAGATACTTGGATATAGCACGCGACGAGTGCAGAAATTTTGGTATGACGGAGCCGATAAACTCCTTCATATACCTTGGGTTGAAGCATATGCTAAGACTATCAAGGGTTAGTATCCTCCATCAACATTCTTTTTAGAGAGAAGAGAACTGTAAAAGGTTCTCTTTTTTCTTGCGCAAAATTTGCGTGTCTGCATCGTGGGAAGTCAAGGAGAAGCATGACATAATTATCATAGCGAAAGGAGATGGAGATCATGAATCAGTTTAATCAGTACAACAACAATTATAACAGGATGCCTCAATTTGCGAAAAGTTCGCTTGATTGGATCATGGTACAGTCAGTAGACCAGGTCGAATACGTGGCAGTGCAGCCAATGTGTAAAGCATGGATCATGGTTCAAAATGAACCGATATTTGCCCTGCGTCAGGCGGATTCTATGGGGCTGACAACAACAGAATTTTATCGCTTTGAGAAATATGAACCAAATCCAGCACCAGAGTATGTGACGAAAGCAGAACTGCTGGCAATGATTGAAGAAATGAAGGGAGAAAAAGATGAATCCACTACTACAAAACGTGGTAAAGCCACAAGTCAATCCGCAAATGCTTAATGGAATAAAGGCATATATGCAAACGATGAAAATGGCACAGAACCCAACGCAGGCATTAGAGCAGATATGCCAGCAAAATCCCCAGGTACAAAACGTTGTGGATCTGTGCCGTGGTAGAGACCCCAAAGAGGTATTTATGGAACAGTGTAAGAAACAGGGCATTGATCCGCAACAGATCATAGATATGTTGATGTAACGAGTGCGCACTCTTGCATATATAAAATTTTTGAAAGGAGATAAGACTATGGATAACTTATCATTATCAGACATTGCGTCTGTAACCAGAAACAATGATGACTGCTGGGGAGGAGGAATGGGGTTCTTTTGGATCTTTGCACTCTTACTTTTGCCGATGCTTTCGGGAGGCGGTCTGTGGGGGAATAACGCGGCCAGCACTGCCGACATTCAAAGAGCCGTAGACCTTAACAGCATTCAGCAGGGACAGGCAGGCATTGCGGCTGACGTCCAGCGAGGCATTTATGAGATCAATGGTGCCACCAAAGATGCAGCCTATAACAACCTTGGAGAAATCCGGGATGTTGGAACGGCTGTTTCATCGAACAGCGCGAACATCATCAACAATTTGACGCAGCTGGCATCAAACATGCAGACTTGCTGCTGCGAGACAAAGCAAACGATTTTAGAAAATCGTTACCTGGATCAGCAGAACACCAGTCAGTTACAGATGGCATTGATGCAGTCAGAGGCGAACACAACGGACAAGTTCCAGAAAATCATGGATAAGATGAATGAGGATAAGATTGAATCCTTACAGAATCAGATCAATGCGCTTAATCTACAGAACGCAGTCGCAGGAGTTGTGAGATACCCTACTGCAACTACATACACCAGTGGCAGTAATCCATTTTGCGCAACCGGATGTGGTTGTTTCTAGGGGGTGCTTGCCATGAATCATATCATTGAAACGCGACTGGAAACTGCAACAACCCTGACCGCAGGGGCATTGATTCCTTATGGAACAGTCGAGCATAAGCAGGGATGCAGTATGGACGCAAGTGGAACGACGATTAAAATCAAGGGAAGTGGCTACTACACTGTAGTTGCTAACGTCACGCTGGCACCGACTGCCGCGCAGGACATCACAATTACCCTGGCAAATAACGGAGTACCGATTGCCAAGGCTATTGAGACACCGAGTGCAGCAGGAAGCAACGTGAACCTTACTCTGATCGGAGTTGTTTACAATCCTTGTGGATGCGCAAACGACGCTCTGACGATCTCCGTAGACTCCGCTTGTACCGTCAATGCATCTAATGTGATCGTAGAAAGGAAGTAACATATGAATGCAATGAGTGAATATCTGGAAGAGTGGGAACGATATGTCATAGACCACTATCGCCCGGAGGACATGAACAGTAGGGGGAAACTTGATGAGTTATATCGTATCGCAGATATCATGAAAGATCTGGCAGAGTACGATAATGCGTCAAAGGGACTTACTATGGGAATGATGTAAAACAATACCCTCATGGTGCTAATGAGTGCCATGAGGGTATTATAAATTTTACAAACATATAACATATCAATTACTTACATTTCACAGGATATTGTCATAATTCAAATAGATGTAGGAAAGAAAAATAATATATTAGCATAGTGCATATGCAACTAATGTTGCGGAAGCAGTATGCGAACAAATTACAGGTCACAATCCATACGCGGATGAGGAATAGGGCACGCTTAGTGTCCTATTTTTATGTTCAGGGTCTTATCGGGGAGAACTTCTATAGATGATATAAAGGAACGCCAGAAGGCTCTCTTGTGTATGTCGTCAAGTTTTATGTATGTCTCTTTCCAGTTGTCATCCAGTATGATAGGTTCATTGTCTGACATCATTCTGTCAAGGTCTGATATGTCACGGAGAATAAGTTCGCGCTTTTCCTTGTATTCCTCAACTGACAGATCGCCGACCTCAAATCGTATGCCTACTCGCTCCAACTTCTGCTCTAAAGCCTTTCGCTTATCTTTGGCATCGGACTTCTTTTCTTCGTTTGATAAATTGATGTTGTATTTGCTTATGATGGTTGCTATCTGATCGAGCAGATACTTCTCGACCTTCCTCTCACTGATCGTGAGCCTTTTTTCGTGCTTCGTAGCATAAGTTTTACCATCACAGACATAATACTTGCAACGAACTTTTCCAGTTTTGATCTGGTTGGTTGAAGATTTTGCGCCCATCCTGTTACCACAGTAACCGCAGATCATTAGTCCAGAAAAAATGTAATTTATGCCACCCTTAGGAGTGCGTATATATTGTGACATATTGTCTATGATCTTCTGATGATCTTCTGCCGTAATGTATGCCGGACATGCAAAGCCGTTCATATCGCCTGCATAGATGGGGTTCTTTAATCGCTTGCGCATCGCGTTCATATTTACATTGTAGCCGACGGCTTGCAGGGCTTCCATGGTTCTGGTGGAAGAATATGTCATCAGGTAGGTTTTGAACATCAATTCAACCAGTGGAGCAACCGTCTCGTCCTTGACCAACTTCTTGTCAACACGCTTGTAACCATACGGCGGGGTTCCTACATAGTCGCCCTGTGCGCGCTTGTAATCAAATACCGATTTGATACGTTCACTTGTCCGATCAGCCTCTGACTGTGCAACGGATAGCATGATATTTACCTTGAATACACCGGAGGAAGTCTCAGTCTCGTAGTCTTCCCAGATGGCACGCCAAGGGACATGACAGGCATCAAGCCGTGTCTGTACTTCGTAGTAGTCTGCCACAGATCTAAACCACCTGTCTAATTTTGTAAACAGGATGACATCTATCAGTCCGCGCTCACAATCTTCGATCAGTTGCAGCAGGGCAGGACGTTTTTTGTATGACTTTCTGGCAGAGATACCGGCATCATTGTAAAGACCGACTTCCTGTAAGCCATTCTGCTTGCAGTAGTCACGGAGTGCCACAATCTGGCTATCCACGGATAGACCGTGTTTCTTTTGTTCATCCGTGGATACACGGACATATAAAGCACATCGTTTCATAGCAACCTCCTTGAATGTATTTATTCTTTTTTCGCTGATATTAGTTGTGATAAACATTCTGCACGGAATTCATCTATGCGATTATCTTTTCTAACCAGTAATTTTGACGTGGCATACATGAGTTTGTAGCAGTAAGAACCCAAATCTGTCATTTCATGGGAATTTTCAATGTTATTTTTTTCAAAAATTTCTTCGACTAAGAATTCATAATATGTACATAAAAAGAAAAGTCTTTTATGTAAGCATTTACGATATAGGAAATAATTAAAATTTTTTAGATTGTTTTGTTGCCTAAAGAATTCGTGCAACAGCCATTTTCTATAATCGTCAATGTATTTATAAAAAAACTTTATATCATTTTCTGTAAGTGAAATAGGCAAGTCGCCATCATCGATTATATATTGTAAAAGGTAATTGGCATGCTCATAATACACATCTCCAACAGCTTCTTTTATATTATATGTATAGGAAAATTTAAATAATTTATAAATCATCACATATATAATGATAAAAGCAATGGCAAAACATGCCCTTAATTTTTTTTCGTCTGAACTTATGGATAAAAAAAGATTTACTGCTCCGGACGGGATTATAACAATCAATAGTCCGATTAGTATATATATTCCTAATGATTTTAAAAAATTAAGCATCAATTCCTCCTATAAATCTACCCCATATCGACACCAGTCTCCAAAAATCTTCAATAACTCGTCCTAGTATGCAGATATATACATAGACGGACATAAGGTTACGATTAACTCCGAAGATATGAGAAAGGAGAAGGATCATATGGAGTTGTTAAAAAAACAGATCATCGCCATGGTCAAAAAGACAAGCGATGAAAGTACCTTAAAGTTCATTTACGCATTCTTAAAGCGTAGAATGTAAAAGAAGAACTCCTGCTCTAGTCGGCAGGAGTTTCTTTATCGTCCACAGCAGCGATAAATTCTCGTGCCTTTTGAACGAAAAGTTCCAGATCTTCTCCCGGTGCATCTGCAACCATTCTAATCAGTTTCGTTTTGAGATAAGGTTCAACGTCTCTTAGCATCACATCGGCAATCCTTGCGACTTCCACCTCACGACCGCTAATGGTAAACATATCTCCAGTGCCATTTCGCAGCCATTCCTCACTTACTCCATACTCACGGCATACCGCCGATATAAACTGGTTAGTCATGTTGCGCTGACCGGATTCTATCAAAGAGATTGAACTTCTAGACATTCCAAGTCTACCGGCGAAATCTTCCATATTTAGATCGAAATATGCGCGAACCTCTTTTAAGCGTTCTTTCAAGTTCTCACTTCCTTTCGTTGTTTAATTTAATATCAATATATCATATGGATGTTGCTCTGTAAACATTTAATTCTAAAAAAGGTTGACACGGCAACTTGCGTATGCTATATTACAGTTACAGAGCAAACAGAAAGGAGAACACAATGGTATATGAATTAAAGAAATTAGACCCAGCGACATCGGTGGAGGTAGTAATTGAGGCAAGGAGACAAGAAATCTACGATATGTGGTCATCAAAGATGATGTGTGATGAAGAAATGAAGCGTCTGGAGCGTTTCATCACCGAGTATTTGCAAGATGGAGAACAGATAGACGCAACAGCCGACGACATCTTATCAGATATGAGAGAAGTATTTATAAAGTACAATCTGCGCAACGATGTGATATCGACGGCGGTGCTGGTCTACCTGTTTGAGTTTCTAAAGTATTAGGAAGGAGAATACAATGGAGAATTTGAGTAAAGAAGATGCATTGATACTAGCCATCCCATGGATGCATAGGACGTTCACGGTGTATTTGCACGAACATAAAGTGAACTTGGAAAACTATAAAGAGCACATGGGATGGATACAAATGCACCTAGAATATATGAATACCATCCTAAGTGCATTTACCGAGGAAGAAAAGAAAAATCTGGGGATCCTCATCACAAGTGAAGAGGAACTTGTTGAATGGCTGAAAGAGTACGGTTGGAACGAAAAAGAGGATTTCATTCCAACCGATAGCATGGGAACTAAATATTCGAGTCAATCACGTTCCATTGCTCCTCCGACAGCCAAGCAGTTAGATCTAGAAGATGCTCTGGTAATTGCATTACTACATATTGACAGAAAATTCAAATCAACACTTCGTAATTGTAAGGTGTCAGAGCAAAATCTAGAAACATTTAAACCCATGACAGAAAATCATTTTTTTGTCATAAAGCCATTGATCAGTGCATTACCAGATGAAGCACAGAAAGTGATCAATCAATCCATGATTGCGGATGAAGTTGGATTGGCTGATTGGGTAAAAAATGTTGATCGTGATACATCTTATTAAAGTTATTTATGCAGTTTTCACATTGGAAATTTAAGTGGTCATAAAACTCACAACCACAGCCCATGAAAACTTTTTCGTTTACAGTTGCCACACCATAAGTCACATTACAAAAGCGTATAGGGCAGTAAGTTTTTACCGCAATATTATTAGTACTCATAGTGCTTTCTCCTTTCGTAAAACTTGGACGTGCCAGCGTCCTGTGAGGAGATTATAGCAGAAAACCGAAACGGAAAGAAATCTTTCCGTCTGTCAGGGGTGGTGCTCTGGCACTGATGATGGTAGCCGATCAGACCAAAAGGGCGAGCATGGAAGAAAGGAGAAAGAAGATGAACGAGAACGAAAAGAAATACACGCAGGAACTGTATGGATTGTTCAATCAGTTGGGTAAGGCTGATGCGGAGCATCTGTACTGGCTCTTGCAGGGCATCTTGTTCGCTTCTAAAGAGCGAGATGCAAGAGCCTAAAAAAGCAGGATTTACAATGACCGACGCGCAGTGCCGTTTTGCATTAAAGCGACTCTATGAGTTGTGGCTGGACCAGAACGGCATCACCGCGGAAGTGATCGTTACCAGAAAAGATGAAGAGCCGGTAACGGCATCTAAGGAAATAAAGGAATGACAGAGCAGGAGAGATACTACATATTGCTGAGGATGCTCCGGCAGAAAAAGAAAATCCGTGCCTATAGTCATCTGTCAATGTATGACGATGGCTGGATCAAGATCTATGAGGTAATCGGAACCGGGCAGGCGACGCGCCAGGGTAAGTGCCTGGTCGCTGAGTCAGATGATGACGAGGACGCACTATACCGGCGCGCCGCCAATGACATCCGTAGGATTTTGATATGGGAGAAAGAAAAAGATGAAAAAGAGAAGTAAAGAGGTCTTGGCATTAGTTGCTGCTGCCATGTTTGGCACGGCACTTGGGTGCGTGATTGTGACAAAGGATGAATGCAGTTTGCTACGGAGGCAGGTTGGACAAGCCATGTTGGAGGTTTCCAACTTGCAGATGGCGCAGGAAGATGAGATGTACCGTCTGGAGCAGTTGGAAGTCGAACAGGAGCGCATGAGAGCAAATGTCGAGGCGAACAATCATGAAATGGAGGTCCTTGCCCGGTGCGTTGAGGCAGAGGCGGGAAATCAGTCCATCGACGTAAAGCGTGCCGTTATATCCGTGATTTTAAATCGCGTGGATGACGAGGATTGGCCAGACACGATTAGCGAGGTGATCGCGGATCCATACGAGTTTGCGACATACTGGAATGGTCGCATGGATGAGGTCACACCGTCTGCCACTACATATGAGGCAATATCCATGGAAATGGAGACCAGATCCTATCCGGGACTGTTCTATTTCGATATGGATGCCTACCTTCCATACGGAACACCGTATGCCCGGATGGGGGATCTGTATTTTTCAACAAAATAAAAAAATGGCACCGACCCAAAAGGGCGATGCCAAGGTATCTCGCGATACACAATATACTCTAAAAATATTGTACCGCGGGATGCGCCAAAAGTCAGCGTTTGCGAGGCTTTTTAATGACACTATCAATATATTAAACATAGGAGCATTTGACGTGGCATACAAACAGACAATATACGACTGTGGATCCTGTAAGGATTTCCAATATACCTGGGCTGGAAATTATGGAGCAAAGGGAGAGACCAGAGCACCGAGAAAAAAGCCAACCCCGGAACAGATAGAGAAGCAGAACCAGAGAAACAAGGAGACAAGGGTACGAAGGGAAATGCTTCTCAATTTCAAAGAGGGTGATTACTGGATCACCCTCAAATATAAAAAGGGATATCGACCTAGCACCAAGCAGGTGTTAAAGGATTTCAAGAATTTTCGGACAAGACTTGGAAATAGGTACAAGGCGCGGGGGCAGCCCCTCAAATACATATACCGGATCGAGATAGGCAAGCAGGGCGGCGTGCACATTCACTTCATGGTCAACGATATCGGGGGTACGGATAAGTTGGTCAAGGGAGAATGGGATAAGGTGCAGCAGTCGGCGGGCATCTATTTTACCCACGCATATGAGGAGGGTGGATTTCAGGCGCTTGCCGAGTATGTGACTAAGAAACCCAAGGGAAAGGCTTTGGAACAGATCAGCCTTTTTCCGGAAGCCGAACAAAAGCATTATATCGCCTATAACGGATCCCGGAATTTGATACGACCGGAACCAGCAACCAAAGAATATAGCCATTGGACGATGGCGCGTATTTTGCGGGATGGACCGAAGCCTTCCCCGGGATATTACATAGACAAGTCAACGGTTAGACAGGGCGTGAACCCCTTTACCGGATTTTCGTATCTGTATTACACAGAGCGGAGAATAGACAGAAAGAGAGGTGACCCACCGTGGATGTCAACCTTTACCTAGCCTCCACGATCAAATCGCCCCAGGCGAGTGATGGGATTATAGGATTTGTGATAGAAGTACCGATCACCAAGGAAGAATCGGCAACCAAAAGCCAGTTCTATAGAGTAAATGCAACGAAAAACCAGTCTCAACTAATGATTTTTAATCTCGCTCTGTCGCATTTTAAGAAAATGCCTTTCACATTGAGTATTTATGCGGATTTCGGGCATCTGGAGAGTGCTTTTTCGCAGGCATGGATAGATCAGTGGAAGACGAATGGTTGGAAAAATGCCAAAAATGAGCCGGTAGGTAATGCCGCCATGTGGCAGGAAGCCTTGATTTTATTAAATGGGAACAAGGTTTTGTTCGACCATGAAACGAAAGACAAATACCGGAACTGGATGTTGAGTGAGATGAAAAGAATGGAGGAAAAGAAATGATTAACGGAGAGTTGATCGTAGACAACTTTGCCGGAGGTGGCGGTGCTTCTACCGGGATAGAACTGGCTACCGGCTATAGCGTAGACATAGCCATTAACCATGATCCAGAGGCTATCAAGATGCATAAGGCAAATCATCCATATACCAGACACTATTGTGAAAATGTCTGGGCGGTAGATCCGGTTAAAGCATGTAAAGGACATCCTGTAGCGCTTGCCTTGTTTTCGCCGGATTGCAAGCATTTCAGTAAGGCAAAAGGTGGAAAACCTAAAGATAAAAACATTAGAGGTCTTGCATGGGTAGCCTGTCGGTGGGCGGGGCTTGTCAGACCGCGGGTAATTATGTTGGAGAATGTGGAGGAATTTAAAACGTGGGGACCTCTGAATCGGTCACATAGACCTATCAAGGCAAAGCAGGGCGTTACATTTAAGAAATTTGTAAGCCAGTTACAAGATCTTGGGTATCAAGTAGAGTTTCGCGAACTTGTGGCAGCGGATTACGGCGCACCGACTATGCGCAAAAGGTTTTTTATGATCGCCAGATGTGACGGCAAGCCGATTGTATGGCCGGAGCCCACACATGGACCGGCAGACAGTGAAGAGGTTAAAAATGGGTTACGCAAGCCATATGTGGGAGCGTACACCCAGATTGATTTTAGTCGTCCATGCCCAAGTATCTTTGAAACATCGGAAGAAATCAAGGAGAAGTACGGCATCCGGGCGGTGCGTCCACTGGCTCCGAAGACGATGGAGCGGATAGCAAGGGGCTTGAAAAAATTTGTATTAAACAATCCGGAACCGTTTATTATCCAATGTAATCATGGTGGCGAACGGAGACCGAACGATATTCGGGAACCGATGCCGACCATAACCGGAAAGCATGGGTATGGGATTGTGGAGCCATATGTGGTGCAGATTGGTCAGACTGGTTTTTCAGAAGATAGAAGTAAGGATGTTCGAGAACCGCTTTCAACCATTGTGAGTAAGAATGAGCATTGCCTTATCAGTCCCACGTTGATCCAGTATCATTCCGAGACAGCGCAGGGAGAAGTCCGGGGGCAGACGATTAAAGATCCGATTATGACAGTAGATGGATCAAATCGGTACGGACTGGTCACATCTTTTTTGCACAAATATTACGACGGAGGTTATACAGGTGCAGGACAAGATATGAAAAATCCATTGCCAACAGTAACTGCCTGGGATCATAACAGCGTAGTTACTGCAAATCTCATCCAAATGAATAATCATTGTGATGGAAGAGATATGCGTGACCCTATTCCGACCATTACTGCCGGTGACGGACATTTCGGAGAAGTAAGAGCATTTTTAATTAAATATTATGGGCAGGGAATAGGACAAGACATAAAGGCTCCGTTGGATACAGTGACGGCACAGGATAGGTTTGGCTTGGTGACGATCAATGGTGTGGACTATCAGATTGTGGATATTGGGCTGAGAATGTTGGAACCAAGAGAGTTGTATGGCTGCCAAGGATTTCCAGATGATTACATCATTGATCATGACTACACCGGAAAAACATATCCAAGAAGTGAACAGGTCCGAAGATGTGGGAACGCAGTATGTCCACCAATTCCGGCAGCATTAGTGAAAGCCAATTTGCCAGAGATGTGCAAGTGCACAAGAACGCCGAATATGAAAATACTACCGGATGAAGGTGGGCAACTTCAATTTGCGTAGCAGAGGACAGAAAAAAGAGCAATCGCGGTTGTTGATTTCTTTAAGAAGTATGGATTTTCCATCACAGATGAGATGCAGCAGTTGTTGGATGGAACATCGGAATTATATGTCAAAGACGAAGAAAAAGGAGAAGGAGCGTGAAAAAAGTGCAGGTAAAAGATGCTTCAAATAATGCAGCAGGCAAGAACGCTATTCGTGAAAAGGCATTGCGCTTAAATGATGATTTGGAAAATTGGATAGACATCGCACATGAAGCATTTATGGGATGTGATGATGAGTTGGAAAAGGCAAGGCTGGATGGAAAGATCAAGGCATATTGGGAAGTGAAGAACCATGTGGAAGATATGCTTGAGATTGATACGAAAATTGATTGGAGCAAAGTTCCGGTCGATACACCTATCTGGGTTAAAGGTTTAAAGAGTGCTATGTGGAGAAAAAGATACTTTGCGGGAATTAAGGATGGCCTAGTTTGCGGATGGAAAAACGGAAAGACATCTTGGACAGTTGAGAGTGAAGACGAGTGGAATTATTGGAACTATGCCATGCTTGCAGAAGATGTCGATTATCCACAGGTCAACTCCCAGTGGCACAATCTCAAAGATCAAAAACCAGAGGATAGACAGGAAGTGCTCACATGGGATGGAATTGGCGTAGAACTCGACAGATGGTCGGATGATGAAGACCATTTCGAGAACACCGACGCAGAGGATATCTGGTGGATGGAGTTGCCAGAACCACCGCAGAGAGGGGCAAACTATGAGTAATCTTGTTATTGTAGACAAAGATAAATTTGATCGGGAATTAGACAAATGCAATTCCTATAATATCAAAAACCAAGCCCAATATGCCTTGAGCGGTGCAATTTGTACTGGGGAAAAGGCAATGAAATCATATATAAGCCAGGAATGTGAGAGAAGCCAAAAAATGTTACAGGAATATGAAGTGATGAAAAAGAGGAATGCAGCGTACCAAAGACTACTAGATATGATTTCAAATTTTGACAAAGAAAACTAAAAGAGGATGAAGTGATGGACTTAGAAAAACAGGCAATAGACATCTTGCGGACATTTGCAAGTGATGATCCATACCAATTAGCATATAGCGGCGGCAAGGACTCGGATGTGATCCTGCACCTTGCAAAGAAAGCACAAGTGCCATTTAAGGCAGTGCATAATCTTACCACAGTAGATGCCCCAGAGACTGTTAGATATGTGAAAAGCAAAAAGGATGTGACAATAGAATATCCGTCAATGTCTATGTGGCAGTTGATCGTGAAGCATAAAACACCACCTACACGGATTTTTCGTTATTGTTGTTCGGAATTGAAAGAGCATAGCGGAAAAGGCAAGAAAACCATAACCGGAGTGCGAAAGGCAGAAAGTCGTAGCAGATCGAATAATCAAGGAATTGTGACTTTTCCTAAGCCGAACAAGACCATTAAAGGGAGTGTTGACAATGGCGATGTCTTAGCAAGCAGGAAGGGCGGTGTCATTGTATTAAACTACGAAAACGCTGACACACATAGGATGGTAGAGCAGTGCTACCGGACAAGTAAGACGTTGGTAAATCCAATACTGGAGTGGGATGATGACTATCTGTGGTGGTACATTCGGCACGAGAGCATAGAGATCAATCCGCTATATAAAAGTGGATGCTCAAGGATTGGCTGTATTGGATGTCCCATGGCAGGAAAAAACAGATACGAGAAATTTGCACAATATCCAAAATACAAGGAAGCATACATCAGAGCATTTGATAGGATGTTGGAACACCGCAAACAGTGCGGCAACAAAGACATTATGGGGTGGAAAACAGGACAATGTGTTTTCGATTGGTGGATGGAAGATGAAAACATTGCCGGTCAGTATTCAATGACCTTTGATGGAGCGGATATGGTTGGATATAGTGAAAAAATAAACTAAAAGAATGGAGATGAGAACTGACATGGCTAGAGAGGAAGAAATGAGAAGTTGCATCGAAGAATGGATGGCAGAAGCCTACAGCATTGAGCAATTAGCAAAGATGTATTCAGCGATTATAAGTGAAGTCGACCTTCAACTTACAAATATGGCAGAACAGATTTCAAATGAAATCAAACAAAATCAGAATGTCAAATAAACTGATGTTTAGAGAGGTAGAGGAATGAGGACATACATAAGCGGTCCGATCGCAGGGACGACGGACTATAAAGAGAGGTTTGCAGCAGCGGAGCAAGCCATCAATGCAGCAGGCTATGTTGCAATTAACCCGGCAAAGGTAAATGCACAGTTGCCAGAGGTAAGTCACGAGGATTATATGAAGACCTCACTGGCGATGCTGGATATGTGCGAGGCAATATTCATGTTGCCGGGCTGGCAGGACTCCAAAGGATGTGCCATGGAATTTGAATATGCATATGAGCACGGAATCCATATATTTTTTGCAGGAGGACGAAATGGCGAAGCGTAAAAAACAGACCAGGGCGCATGATTTCACTCCGTCTGTGAGAAAGCGCATAGAAGATAGGGACATGGGGTGTATCTTCTGCCGTATGGGCTACCACATGCCGGAATACGATTATTTCGCGACCCATGCGTTTTCAATCATGCACTATATACCGAGATCACAGGGCGGTCTTGGAATTGAGCAAAATGCAGCAGTCGGCTGTATTTATCATCATAATCTGATGGATAACGGAAATAAGGGCTTGCGACCGGAAATGCTGGGGCTAATGAAAGCATATCTCCAGTGCATCTATCCGGGATGGAGCGAAGAAAACTTAACATATAACAAATGGAAGGAGATGGAGGAACATGTTTACAAGGACTAACAAATTAAAGGTGATCTTCAAAGAGGCGTATGAGGATCACGCGCTGGATATCGGTCTAACAAAGGATAACGTATATATCATTCGCGGGCATATCTTTATGCTGGTCTGTCCTGCGGAGCAGATTGACAATGAGGTATTGGCAGAGTTAGTCAAGTTGACCGGTGGGCTGCCGAATAAGGGCGAAGCCATTAGTTATGTGAAAAACGATGAGCAACAGATGACAAGCGTAGAATTTATTGAGGAAGACCTGTACAGCGAGTGGGAAAAAGCAAAGAATCCGGTAACGGCAACAAGGATGATCATATCCAGTGGAAGTGATATGCAGATTGTCTACCAGACGAAACAGTTGGAGCCGATCATGGTACCGGCGCGTCTGCATAATTGTATCGGACTGCCAAGAGGGGCTAACGAAGAAATGCAGACTACTCGTCTGACCGAAGATGGAAAATTGATCACCGTAAGTAACGAGATGCAGTTCCGCTTTGACCAGCATAAGATCAAGTGGCTCCAGGAGTGGGAAATCCTTGATAAGTGCAAAGGTATTGACCTGAACTGGTCGCTTGTGGATATCAATCTGTACCAGTAGAAAGTGGTTGAAACACCTTAAGAACCAGCGATTTTGCAGATATACCACGAAAAGCCATGGCGCCGCCTCGTAAGTGGGGCGGCAGAAAGGAGAAAGATGACGACCAGAAAGTGTCCGGTATGCGGAAAGACGTTTGAAGCGCATATGAGACAGAAGTATTGCAACCCGCAGTGCGCCGAAAAAGCGTCGTTAGATCTGCGCCAGAAGAGATGCGAGAAAGAGAAAAAGAAAAGAGCGCAGGCGCGAGAAGAAAGGGAAAGGAAGAAAAAGACCACAAGCCTTGCGCAGGATGCTATGGATGCCAGAGACAATGGCATGACATACGGCAAGTATATGGCAGAGAGATACAAGGTAACGATCAATAGATGCAGCAGGGGGGATGAGATGTCAAATTTTAGTCAGTCAGGAAATATCAAATGTCCTTATTTTGTAAATGCAAAAAATGAAAAGAAAGAAGCAAATTATATCACATGTGAGGGCATTGGCTATGCAAGGTATTACACATCCAAATTCAAGAACAAAGAGGAGAGAAATAAGCATATCACAGAATATTGTGCAAAATATCCGAATAAATGCGCAATATGTATAGCAAATGATACGAAATTTCAACGAGAGGAAAGATAACCTCTCGTTTTTTTATACGGTGCGGGGGGAGAAATGACATCACATGTCATTTTATAATAAATGAGTACAGAGGTACTGACACTTCGGAAAGAAACGATGAGACAGGTGGTGAAAATATGGCATCGAAAGGGGCTGGAACAGGGAATAATCCGAACAGCAGAAAAGGAACAAAAAATTTAAAACCGGTGACATCACGAACCAAGGAAGAAGCAAGGAAGATTTCTCAAAAAGGTGGAATTAAGTCAGGAGAGGTCAGAAGAGCCAAAAGAGATGCCAAAAAAGCCGCGGAAGCAGTGCTTTACGAGACGCTTATCAGCACTAAAGGAAAGCAGGCGTTGAAACGCAATGGAATAGAGTTGAATACAAAAGAGGATCTGTATGGGATGGCAGGCCTGATGGCAGGACTTCTGGCTAATGGAATGAAGGGAGATACAGGATCCGCCAAGTTATTATTGGAACTTGCCGGAGTATTTGAGGAAGATGCAGAAAGTAGTGAAGAAAAGCAAACAGGAGTAGTAATGATACCACCAAGGGGCGATGAAACAGATGAATAACGTGATATGGCAGCCACAGCCAAGACAAATAGATTTTATGACAAGAACCGAATACGAGGTATTGTACGGCGGTGCAGCAGGCGGCGGTAAATCAGATGCGCTGATCGTGGAAGCACTGCGACAGGTAGATATACCGCATTACCGAGGCATTATCTTTCGAGACACCGTGCCACAGTTGGAATCCTTGATCTCCAGATCACAGGAGATTTATAGCAGGGCATTCCCGGACGCAAAATATAATGCAAATGAAAAGGTCTGGAAATTTAAAAGCGGAGCAAAGATTTTCTTTGGGTATATGCAAAGAGACGCTGACAGATTTAATTACCAGGGCAAATCATATGATTTTATCGGATTTGACGAACTGACGCACTTTTCGTTGGTTCAGTACAATTACATGAAATCGAGAAACAGACCAACAGGATATAGAGGCGGGAAAAAGACAATCCAATATATTAGGGCAACATGTAACCCGGACGGAAAAGGTATGGGATGGGTAAAAGAGAGATTTATCACACCGGCACCACCACTTACCCCTATCTGGGAAGAGGTGGAGATCCGCACACCGGAAGGGAAAACCATCAAAAAGAAACGAGACAGAGTGTTTGTTCCATCAACGGTATTTGATAACAAAGCCTTGTTGGATGCGGATCCTAATTACCTGGCAACGCTTGCATCCTTGCCGGAGGCAGAGAAAAACGCATTATTGTATGGATCATGGGATTCCTTTACCGGACAGGTATTCACAGAATGGAAGAATGATCCCAACCATTACCAGGATAAGAAGTGGACGCATGTCATAGATCCATTCCCTATCCCGGAATCATGGAAGATCATGAGAAGTTTTGACTTTGGATATGCCAAGCCGTTCTCGGTGGGGTGGAATGCCGTAGACCAACGTGGACGGATGTATCGTATCGCAGAGTGGTATGGATGCGATGGTACACCAAACAACGGATTGAAGTTAGATCCGTATGAGATAGCACAGGGCATCAAGGAAAAAGAGTCAACAAATGAATTTCTCAAAGGCAGAAAGATCATACATTGTGTCGCGGATCCGTCTATCTTTGATGAATCGAGAGGAGAGTCGATCGCAAGAATGATGGAGCGCGAGCGTGTCTACTGGATTGGTGGCGACAATACCAGACTTCCGGGAAAGATGCAGTATCATTACCGGCTGGCATTTGACAAGTATGGAGACCCAATGTTCCAAGTGTTTAACACATGTAGAGACTTTATCCGGTGTGTACCACTGTTGATCTATTCAGACAGACACCCGGAGGATATAGATACAGACATGGAAGACCACAATTACGATGAGCAGAGATACGCGTTCATGGAGCATCCGATCGCACCGCGTACCAATGTCGTCAATAAGATCGATATGGATGATCCGTTGAACCAGAGAAATAACCCAGAGTGGCATTATATCAATTTGTAAAGGAGAGAGTATGACAAACAAGAAAAGCAGTAAACCAAACGCAGAAGAACAGATCATGCAGCAGCAACAGATCGCACAGGCACAGGGAGACCAGGCACAGATTCTGGCAGATAACCTGCGACAGGTGGAACAGATCGACGAGCAGACGCGTGTGATCCAGCAGGAAGCAGAAAACAAGATGCATGATACAGAGTTTAGTCCTTATGCGATCGGCGGAGCGCAGGAAAACTTAGGAATCATTGGAGAGGATGAAGTCAAAGAGGCTATGGAAGTCTTGCAGAAGTATAAGGAGAGCAAGACCAATCTGGAAAACAAACTCAAGAACAATGAGGAATTTTGGAAGATGAACCACTGGCAGGTCATGTATCGTCAGAAAGAGAAAAAAGATGATAAGCGCATTAAGCCAAAATCTGCGTGGCTTGTAAATACCATCATCAATAAACATGCGGATGCAATGGATAACTTCCCAGAGCCGAACATTTTGCCGAGAAGTCAGGATGATGAGGACACGGCAAAAGCCTTGTCAAAGATAATCCCGGTTATCCTGGAGCAGAATGATTACGAAGAGACCTACTCCCGGTGCGCGTGGGATAAAAATAAAAATGGATCCTCATGTACCGGTATTTTTTGGAACAATGACAAAAGCAATGGACTGGGCGACATTGACATCCGGGAGATAGACCTGATGCGACTTTATTGGAAATCGGGCATAGAGGACATACAGGATTCTCCTAATGTCTTTTATGTGCAGATGATGGATAACGACGAGATCCACAAGAGATACCCGGAACTAAAGGAAGCCCATTCTACCAATGCCATCACGGCACTTGACGCATACCATTATGGCGAACAGGTAGATACCAGCGATATGTCACCGGTAGTGGACTGGTACTACAAGAAGCGTATGCAGTTTAAGGATGAGCAGGGCATACCGCAGATGCGGACCATCTTGCATTACTGTAAGTTCTGCAATGGAGAGGTCATTTATGCATCCGAGAACGACCCGGAGTATGCAGACACAGGATGGTATTCACACGGTCAGTACCCATTTGTTGTTGATACGCTTTATCCGGTCAAGGCAAATTTAGTTGGAATGGGATTTATAGATCTGGTGGCAGACGATCAGATCTATACGGACAAGTTGCAGCAGGCAATCTTAGAGAATGCGATCGCAAATGCAAGACCGCGTACAGTGGTAAGAAGTGAATCCGGGTTGAATGAGGAAGAATATCTCAACGAAGATAACCCTATCATCCATACGATTGGCAGTCTGGGGGAAGAATCATTCAGACAGTTGCAGACCACACCGCTTGCAAGCATCTATCAAAACGTGTATTTACAAAAAATACAGGAAATGAAAGATACCTCCGGGAATACTGCATCATCACAGGGACAGGCATCCAGTGTTACCAGTGCGTCCGGTATCGCATCCTTGCAGGAAGCGGCAGGTAAATTATCACGAGACTCTTCCAATGCGTCGTATCGGTCATTTCGTAAGATTGTGTATCAGATCATAGAGTTGATCCGTCAGTTTTACACGGAGACAAGATGTTTTCGCATTATAGGGGACGACGGACAACCAACCTATGAGGACTTTGACAATAGAGGATTGCAACCGCAGAGCCAAGGATCCATCACAGGACAGGATGCAAACGGCAACAACTATACCATTGATCTGGGAAACCGCTTACCGATTATGGATATCCAGGTCAAGCCACAGAAACGCAGTGCATACTCCAAGGAAACACAGAACCAGACCGCATTATCCTTGTACGGACAGGGTTTTTTCGCACCGAATAATGCAGACGCTGCGCTTGCATGCCTAAACATGATGGACTTTGACGGCATCGAGGATGTGAAGAACACCATAGCGGCAAACGGTCAACTGTATCAGCAGGTCATGATGCTGACGCAGATCATTGCACAGGCAGGACTATTGCCACAGGATGCAGTAGCAACAGGAACAGAGCAGGAGGTACAAAAAGGAAGTACCAAGTCAAGTAATGGAAGTCTGTCAGCACAGGCGGCAAATGCAACAAGACAGTCAACGGCACCGAGGACGTAGAAATGATAGAGGCAACCTTATTCAGATCAGGAAATACCTATAGTATTGATGTCACAGGTCATGCGGGATATGCGCCGGCTGGATCAGACATCATATGTGCAGCAGTATCCGCACTGGTACAGTCGTTTGCGTTTTATTGCAGGAAGACAGACGGCATAAAGGTATTGGATGATGAAGCATCCGAGGGGATGGCAAGCATGGTCGTATATGGAGATCAGAGAAAGATAGATCCGGCATATGAGATGCTTAAAACAGGCCTTTCGGAAATTTCTTTAAATTTTCCTAAAAATATTTTGGTGCGGGGGGAGAAATGACAGGTAATGCCATTTTATAATAAAAGCATAAAGATCTTTCCCCTTTAAGGGTGACACTTCGGAAAGGACGATGGAATATGGAAAAATTATTTAATTTACAGTTATTTGCCGAGGGCGGTGGAGCACCGGCAGGAGGCGAAGCAGGTGGAACTGTAACAACGGGAGTAGAAGGAGGCAGCCCCGAGCCTCAAGGCGAGGATTTATCCAAGGTAATCTATGGAAAATCCATTGAGGATGTAGCCGATCCACAGGGTGATACCACCAAGCCACCAGAGGACAAGACCAAGAGTTTTGAGAACCTTATCAAAAAGGGCGGCGAGTACGAAAAGGAGTTTTCCAAACGTACACAGGACATTATCAACAAGCGTTTTAAAGAGACAAAGCAGCTGCAGGAGCAGTTGAACAGTCGCACACCGATCATGGAGACGCTTGCACGCAAGTATGGATTAAAGGCAGATGATGCCGAAGGGATCCTGAAAGCACTGGATAGTGATACCGCCATGTATGAAAAGGCGGCTTTTGATGAAGGACTGACAGTGGAGCAGTACCGGGAGCGTGAGCAGTTAAGACGCGAAAACGCACAGTTGAAAGCGGCAGAAGATGAACTCAAACAGAGGGAACAGTCACAAAGGATCTATGCACAGTGGGAGCAGGAATCCAATGATTTTGCACAGAAGTACGGAATCAAGGATTTTGACCTTGCCACAGAAGCACAGAACCCGGAGTTTACCAGACTGTTAGCGAATGGCATCAGCATTGAAGCGGCATATAAGGCAATCCATTTTGACGACATGATGAATGGAGCAATGGCGCAGACTGCTGACAATGTGAGTAAGGCTCTGGCGAGCAGAGTTGCCACAAGAGCAAATAGGGTCTCTGAAAACGGTGTTGATTCTCAAAACAACAACAGTATCTTCAAGTCAGATGTGAATAAGTTGACAGATGCAGATCTGGCAGAAATTTGTAGGCGGGTAAAGAATGGAGACAAAGTCTCTTTCTAGGTGCCGCCGGAAGGAGTTAGAGAATGAATAAGAACAGAAGACTTATGAATTTGCAGATGTTCGCAAATTCTAACACAAACGTAACAACAGATTCCGGCATGACTGCCGAGATGAAAACCTTTTACGACAAGAACCTGATCCGTATGGCAAAGGCAAATCTGGTACATGACCAGTTCGCCCAGACCAGAGACATCCCTAAGAATGGCGGTAAGACGGTAGAGTTTCGACAGTATGATCCACTGCCAAAGGCAAGCCAGCCATTAACAGAAGGTGTAACACCGGATGGCAAGAAGTTATCCGTTAAGACAAAGACATCTACTGTCAAGCAGTATGGAGACTATGTAGAGTTATCAGACGTGTTGATCATGACAGCGATCGACAACAACGTGGTAGAAGCCACAGAGATTTTAGGAGATCAGGCAGGACGTACACTGGATTCCATCACAAGAGATGCAATCAACTCAGGTACCAATGTCATCTATGCAGGTGGAAAAACTTCGCGCAAGACCTTGGCTGACGAGGATACCTTAAAGCCTATTCTTTTTGAAAAGGCGGCAACCCAGTTAAAGGCGGCAAACACACCTAAGATCAATGGATCCTATGTAGCGATCATCAATCCGTATGCATCTTATGATCTGCGTACCTCGGATGAATGGATCGAGGTACATAAGTACGCGGATGCGACACCGATCTTTGAGGGCGAGATCGGAAAACTCGGAAACGTGAGATTTGTAGAATCCACAGAGGCCAAGATCTGGAAAGACGAATCCTGTCCGGAAGGAAAGGCGGTATTCAGCACGCTTGTAGTTGGTTTAAATGCCTATGCAACCACTAAGGTAGAAGGCGGCGGCTTGCAGACCATCATTAAGCAGTTGGGATCCGGTGAAGACCCATTGAATCAGAGAGCAACGGTAGGCTGGAAAGCAATCAAGACCGCCAAGATTCTGGTAGAGCCATATATGGTGCGTATCGAATCTCTGTCAGCGTATTCAGCAAACGTAGAGGCTAACTAGAAAGGAGGGTCAATATGGCAGCAGCAACAAAGGGACACATGAATCAGATCATGCTACCGATCTCCGAGGAAGAACATGATGATGTATGGGTATGCATCAATGGCAAAAGCACATACATTAAGCGCGGGGTAACGGTAGAAGTAAGCGATGAAGTTTACGAAGTATTGCAGAACTCTATGCATATGAAGCAGGTGGCACTGGAGAGATCCATTGCGCTTGCAAAAAAAGGCGAGGGAATGTAAGAAACGTTAAGACGAGGGGATAGCCACGCGCTATCCCTTTTTTAGTAGGAGAAGAGATATGACAGTAGGCGAAATTATTGCAGAAGTAGATGACTTAAAACCAAACACATTTGACGTAGCCATGAAGATCAGATGGCTTTCACAACTGGATGGAAAGGTATATAACGATGTGATCTGCACACATGAGGCTGATGAGAAAACGAAATATCATGGACATGAGGAAGTAAGCGAAGAACTTCTGGTAAGGGATCCATATACAGATATATATAGATACTACCTGTATGCAATGATGGACTATAGCAACGAAGAGACGGAGAGGTATCAAAATTCTATGCTGATGTTCAACAATGCATACCAGGCATTTTGCAATTATTACAACAGGACACATAAGCCGAAGGCAAAACCTTTGGTTCTATTCTAGGAGAAAGACTATGTTACCACAATTAAATGCATCCAAGGATAATACCACAATGATCAATATCTTTCGCGGTCTGAATAAAGGGCTTGTCATTCAGGAAGGTGAGTTTTCGGACATGAAAAACATGACAAACGATTATTTTCCTGTCATGGCAAATAGGCGAAGCCGCGGCATCATGAAGACACTGACAAAGCCGCAGGGAGTGCTGGGCGGTCAGTATCTTGCCTATGTAGATGATAGCAAGTTATATTACGACGATAAGTTTATCTGTGATCTGGATCAGAAAGATGTCGAGAGAAAAATGGTTATTGTAGGTGCCCTGCTGTGTGTGTTCCCGGATGGAATCATCTACAATACCAATACGGCAGAAATATCCAACATATCGAACAAGACGGAGACAAGCGGCACGGTTACCATGCGTATGTGCAAGTTGGATGGAACAGAGTTTACGGATCAAAACACACACATCGGAGCAGAAGCACCGGGAGACACAGAAAAATATCCATACTGGCTTGATACGTCAGGAAGTGTCGTGGTCCTTAAAATGTATTCCAGCACTTATAGTATGTGGACTTCGGTTGCGACGACATACGTCAAGATCAGTGCAGAGGGCATCGGAAAAGGATTTAAGGCATATGATGCAGTCACTTTCCATGGCATCAAGATCAAAGGATACAACGACTATGACTTTAATCAGTCGTTGATCGTATATGAAGCAGGGGACGATTATCTGATCGTAGCAGGTCTGATCGACCTTTTATATACGCAGGAGAGCGTTGTGACGGTAGAAAGAAAACAGCCGGATCTTGATTATGTGTGTGAACTGGATAACCGTGTATGGGGATGCTCGTCACAAAATCATGAGATCTATGCTTGTAAATTGGGAGATCCAATGAACTGGGAATGTTATGCAGGACTTGATTCAGATTCCTATGCGGCAACCGTGGGATCACAGGATGACTTTACCGGATGTTGTGCATATGGTGGATATGTCTATTTCTTTAAGGAGAATGGATTTCATAAATTGTATGGAAATAAGCCATCCAACTATGAAATGACATGGAAAGCATGCAGGGGCATACAGAAAGGATGTGCTAAGTCTATAGCCATTGTAGATGAAGTCCTGTTTTTCAAGGCAAGGGATGCGATCATAACATATGACGGATCCGAAACTACGGTATCGGATGCGCTTGGAAAAGAGCCATATAAAGAGGCGGTAGCGATCGGGTATAGGGATAAATATTATATATCCATGAAAGACAACGATGATCGGTCGCATGTGTTGGTATATGATCTGCGCAAGGGTCTATGGTGCCGAGAAGATGACAAGACCTTTGTGTATGCCACCTTTGCGAATAATACAGCACACTTTATTGATACGACCAATACACTGTATGCGATCAATGAAGAATCGATTACAGCAAAGTGGTATCCGAATGATAACAGAAAAGGAGATCTTTTCCTGTATCCGAACAGTCAACTATTTCCGGGGAATTACATTGCCGGAACGTTAGAAGATATCTTTGAATGGAGCATTACGACCGGAGAGATCGGTCTTGACAATCCGTATCATACCTACCTTAAACGTCTGAAT